GTGAATTGCTTCGCGATCGGAGAATTGGCAACTTCGCGATCGAGAATATCCAGCACCCAGCGCCGGAATTCTTTGGCGACATCAGTACGGGCAAACATAGCTATCAGGTGAGCGCCGCGCAGAGAGAAAACGCGAACCTTTTTGCGGTAATTTCCTGAGGTACTCACTTCGAGTACCTGAGACATACCGATAGTGAACTCGTCAGCATACTTGTTGTAGATCATCGTTACCGCCCGGCTGTTTGAGTACTGGAGTGCGCGAGCAAGGTCAGCAGATGTAAGCCATGTACCGCTGATGCCAGCTACCGGGACAATTGCTTTACCTTGGAAGTTCAGGTCTGATTTTGCTACAATATTCATGTCGATATTTCCTTCGTGGGATATGTTCGATAACGAAGCCTGACGGTCTAGCCACCGTTGGGCTTCAACGTTTTTACGCTTGAACCTTCTTCTCGCCTGCTAATCCGTAAATCTTTCTCAGCTGATAAATCAATTCAGTATTAAACTGCCGACACTCTTCTTCACCGTTTTTCTCTATTGCTTTACGCACATCTTCAGGGAAGCGAACCTTTCGCTGATACATATCTTTTGCTTTTTCCATTTAGCCCTCCATTTAATGCCCCACCGTGAGGCATGCATTTAGTGTCACACCGTGGGGCATTGCTGTCAACCCCACCGTGGGGCATAATTTACTTATTGTGAATTTTTTGCAGGCATAGCGCTGAACATGAGTAGAGAAGACCCGCAGTTGCGCATCAGGTTACCTACTGAACTGAAGGAAAAAGTAGAGCTTTCGGCTAAGGAAAATAATCGTTCAATGAACGCTGAAATAGTTCAGAGATTAGAAAGAACCTACCTTACAGAACTGCCTGATGATGAGATTCTCTCTGCGCAAGATGTTGTCAAAATCACCGCAAGCGCTAAGGAAGAGTTGTCTAATATCATATTCAAACGAACATTTGCCGAAATTAATAAAAAAGCAAGACTCGGACATAAAGGCTTTTGCATCTCCCTGGGAGATCTGGAGCTTGAAGAGCTTAGCGAAGATGACTTTTATTATGTCTTGGAGAGGACATTGAAACGATTGAAGGAACTTGGTTTT